GGACATGCGTGCGCACTGACGACCAGCGACACGATCCGGCGACCGGACAGTCGACATGCGACTGCGCCGCGACGGTCATCGCGCATCGCATGGCGACACGTCTGGCACAGGGCCGCACGACTGGCGACGTATCGCGATGGTTGCGTCGGTGTCGTCGACCCTGGCATCGCGGCGCATCCGCACGACATCACAGCATCTCCAGCGCAGACATCCGCGACACGACCGGCGCAGACGGCACGGGCGGCAGCGACACAGGCGGCAGCGACACAGGCGCGACATCAGTCGGTCCGCCTGCGCATCGGCACGGTTGGCGGATCCACTCACAGTCGTACTCGATCAGTTCGGTTTCACGCACGCGATACGTCGTGCCGATGAGCGTGCAGTTTTCCGATCGCGTGCGACGGTAGACCAGCGACCCGGACACGCCGTTGTCCGTGATGGTCGCCGCTTGATCCCATGATGCTGTGCCGGTACGACCCTGCGCGCACGATGTCGACGTGTACGTATGACTGCATTGGCAATGGTTGCGGATGATGATCGGGTTGCTAGATTGCCATGGTCCCCAAGTGTCGAACGCATAAAACGTCGCATGGATTGGGTTGTGCGTGATGGTCGGACGCAACGACTCGGGGACAGTCTGGAATAGCGCGACATCGCCCGACCACCATTCAGGGTCGCGCGTGATCAGAGGCAGATTTGCCGTCGAGCAGAACGGGACGGTGCGCGTCCCTTCGTCTGTCGTTCCTGCACGTGCGTAGTCGCGACTGAAGCGACGACCGGTGCGTGCGTCGAATGACTCCAGTTGGTCATACAGGGCGCCCTCGAGATAGCACGTGCCGATCGGCGATGCGCCGGATGCTGTGTAACAGACGGACATGCGACCGGCAAGACCTATCGCGACGCTGCCGCGACTGAAGGATCTTCCGTCGCCGTTGTCCTGCGATATCAGATGCCGATACCTGACGATCAGATGCATCGTGCCTGTCGCGAGGCGTCGAAACCTGATGCACTCGGCACAGTCTTGGTACTCGCCCGGTTGATACGGGTTGCCCTGGCCGTTGCTCTCGTTGGCATACTCGCACGGCGACGATGGCGACGTGTACCTGCAACAGTCGGGGCCGCAACAGCATGACGCACCATCGGCATCTGTGATCAGGCGACGATCCTGCACGCCGAACGAACGCTGTGGGACGATCAGTCTCGCCACGTGCGACGCCTCAGTTCAGGCCATCAGCGCCAGGCCCGATTGGGTTGCGCGTCGTGATCGTCAGATACTTCGACGGGATGATCGTGCATGACGGCGCATCCTCGACAAGCGACAACGTCATCGGTCGCGACAGTCGCGAGAAGTCGAGCGTGCCGCCCAACGCGAGCAGGTTAGTCACGCCTGCGGTTGTCGTATCTGGGTTGCCTGCGTTGAGGACAGTCACCGTTCCGCCCGTGACAGTCATCGCCGCGACGTTCTGGCTTCCTGCATCGATGGTCACGCTGCCGCCATGGACCTGCAGGCCCTCGACGCGCCCGCCGGCCGTGACGGTCGTTCCCTGAATGCCACGTTTGAGCAGATGCTGTCCGCCGGTCACGGTCAGCGCATGGATGTTGTTGGTGCCGCCGCTGTTGACGACCTCGATCGTGCTTGTGCCGCCGGCGAACACCCATCGATAGTTCGCGACACTGCCGACGTTCTGGTTCACCCAAATGCGACCCGCAGTCAGTTCCAGACGACGCACGCTGCACGTGCCTGTCACGTAGAGGCCGCCGCCGCCGTTTACCTGCAGGTAGTGACACTCATCGTTGGCCGATGCGTTCTCCGCAGTGTAGTAAAGCGTGCCTCCGCTCGCCTCGTATCGCACCCGCGGCAACTGCGTGATCTGCGAAAACAACGAGTTGCGGGTCTGGAACGCCAGCGATCCGCTCGTGCCCGCGATGTTGCCAGCGAAGCCCGGCGAGATGTCCAGATACTTGATGCCGTTCGTGAGACTGGTCCATGTCACGTCCGATGTGATCGACTGCGTGCCGGTCTGGATGAGCAGTTCAGCATCGTCGACAACGCCGGATCCGGCGGCACCGGCCAGGGTCTTCCAGTTGCCTGATGCCAGCGACGTACTACCGGTGTTCAAGATCTCGATTGCCATGGGTCGTTCCTTCGTTGGGTGTCGTCAGTGTACTCGCTTCGATCAGATCGTGTCGGCGACACGGAATACGTCGTCGGTCTGTGACGCCGACAGATTCAGCGCGGCAGCAACTGCCGCGACAAGCGGATGGTCGCGACGGATGGACACGCTGTAGAGCCACAGTGTCTCGGCGTCATCCTGTTCGTCTGGCGGCATCGTCGCAATGATCTGCGATACGGTCGCATCGAGCGTTGCATTTGTCACGCCATGCAGACGACGCAACGCAACACGGATGGTCGCCGGCGAAGCGGCCTCGGGCACCGGCTCCTCGATGCCGTCGTCGTAGTCCTCAACGATGTTGTTGTTGGGCTTGGTCGGGTCGTATCCGCCGATGCCGTACACGATATGTCGCATGGTTAGACTCGAATCCACACTGCTTGCGATGAGTGTCCTGTTGGTGTTGCGGAATCTGCGGTCGCGGGAAAGCCGCCTGATCGATCGGTGTTTGAGAAGTAGGCCATCACGATAGAATCGCTGGATGGATCGCCAATCTGTGATGGCATCCAGTAGTTATTTCCGTAGGCCGTGAAGCCTCGCCATGTAGCACCCGCACCGACGCTGCACGCAAGCCAGTACCATCCAGCATCGAGCGACTGCGTGATGTTGATGCTGTGCGTTGCCGTGCCTGTTGCACTCGTGAACGTAAATCCACCCGCGTCGATCTTAAGCGTTCCTGGCTTTCCGTTGCTGTCGTTGTAGATGCCAAGCCTTCCGTTTTGCGTTCCAACGACCGAACTTGTCACGATGCTGCGACACGCGATGCGGTCAACCGTCACCGTTCTGCCGATCCAAATCGGTTGATAGGTCACGGCGGAACTCAGCGTTCGCGTGCCCATGTCGCCCGGCATGCGCATCCACACGGAACCGCCGATGGGCGAGGTGCATGCGCCGCTACTGAGTCCGGCAGGCCCGGTCGGCCCGGTTGCACCAGTCGGTCCGGTCGGTCCAGTCGGCCCGCCGCCCGGGCCGGTTGCTCCCGTCGCTCCGACGTTACCAGCCGGTGCGAAGATGATGATGCAGTCGTCGCCAGAACTCGGAGCCGTGCCAGCCAGATACGTCACGCCGATCTTGCGGTAGCCAGTCGCAGTTGTCACGCTGGTTACGTTGAACGTCGCGCCGAACGCATTGCTTAACCGATCTTGAATCAGCAGCACACCTTTAACGGTGTTGGTCGAATCGTCCCACGTGTCGATGAAGTTGGTCTGCGTGATGGCGTCGCCGTCGATCAAGTCGATGTAGATCTGTGTGACCGATGCGATGGTGCCGTTGTTGTACCGGAACTCACCACTGCCCGGATCCGAATCTGTAGTGACACCCGAGAACGAATAGTGCATGCCGCCCTTGGCACCGGTCACGCCGATGGGGCCGGTCGCTCCGGTCGCACCGGTTGCCCCGGTTGGACCTGTCGCACCGGTCGGCCCCGTTGCTCCTGTTGGTCCGGTCGCGCCAGCAGGACCGGTAGCACCGGTCGGCCCTGTCGCACCGGTCGGACCAGTCGCACCGGTTGGGCCCGTTGCTCCCATGGCTCCCGTTGCACCGGTCGGTCCAGTCGCACCGGTTGGGCCGGTCGCACCGGTCGGACCCGTCGCACCCGTGGGTCCCGTCGCACCCGCCACGCCTGGCGTGCCCGACGACGCCTGCACAACAGTCAGGATCACAGACGGCGTCGCAGGTCGCGTCGGGCTTGTGGCCGCCGCCATGTAGTCGAGGGTGATGTCGTTGTCCGTCGCCGACATGACGATTTCGAAGTAGTCGCCGGCGGCCATGGTGTAGACGAAATTCCACGCCATGACCTCGGCGGCGTTGTTGCCCGAGATGGCATAGTCGGTGTTGCTTCTGGCGATGTTGGTGCCGTTGTGGCGGAACCAAACGCTGACGTGCTCGGTGCCGCCGCTGCTGTGCCGCAGTTGAGCACTGAACTGAAAGTTGTACGTGCCTGCGTTAGTCACGACGATGCGACTCGTCGGCGATCCGATCGACACGCCGGTCGCTTCTTCCGTCGTGTCGAACACGACGGGCGTCGCCGTCGCGCTGCCGACGCTCTGGTCCGCGTTCGCCGTGAACACGCCGTAGTACCCTCGCGTCGTTACTGCAGTCGGCACTTCCAGTACGTCGCCGACGATGCCGAGCACGGTCAGTTTGTATTCGACGCTGCCGCTCGTCGTCGTGATCTGGAACCTGACGTACCTGATGCCAGCGACGTAGATCGGTTCCTTCAGGCCCGATGCCGTGAAGTCGACTGCGCCCTGCGGCATGGGCGACCATGTCTCGCCGTCGTTGCTGCCCTGCACGCTGATCGTGCCCGCGGCGGCGGCATCCAATGGAGTCGCGATCTGCGGGCGGATCATGGCATACGCAGACACGTCGTAGACCAAGCCGCTGTTGATGCTGGACAGAACCTGTGCGGCATCGAACTGCGAGACGCCGTTGGTGTTGATCGGTGTGAGAATGTCGGTGCGATATGCCATGCGTTAGTTGGGGTTGATGTCGGGGATCGCTGCCTGTTGGACGATTGGTTGCCCGCCATCAGGCGGACGCCGGAACTGTTCCTGCGACTGATCAGGCGGCAGCGTGTAGTCGGATGCGTTTGACCGACACTCACCGAATGCCGGATACTCATGGAAGTGCCATTGCACGCGATTGGCCGACACTGTGCCGATCACGATCATGCCAGGCGGCGACGCACGGATGTCGATCTCGTCCGGCCATCGTGACACAGGACGCTGTTGGTTGAGTCGATACACGCCATCGACGACAGGATCATGCACGGCGATTGTGTACGAGATCTGTGTCGATGGTCCGACCTCGGGTCCGGCGACCGACACGATGCGTCCAAGGATGAGCCGCGGGTCCGCCATGTCACAGGATCCTACTCGCGCCCGGAAGGCTTCGCCATCCAGACGGATCGCGTTCGTACACGTCTTGGATGAAGCACTTGGGTAGATCAGTCTCGGGGTTGCCATCCTGCACGACGGCGAAGATTGTGTACGGCGGACGGTTCCTAGGTCCGTCGCAGTACGAGATCAGGTCGCTGCCGGTGTCTGGAAAGTACGACGTGCCAGGGTCGACGTTCCAAGTGTAGTTCACGTCATACGTACCGGCGTCGTCGACCTGCGTGACGGTGCCGCCCTCGAAGTGATACCAACTGTTGCCGATCTGATGCAGGCGATCGGTCTGTTGTGCGATCACGTCGAACACGCGCACGTTGGTCGTCTGTACCCGTACCTGCAGAGGCCGCACGATGCGCGTCTCGCTGATCTGCTTCTTGGCGACCTTCCAGACCAGTTTTTCGACCTCGTCGCCGTCTGCATTCGTGTTCAGGACCTTCGACCTGATCGCGATCGGGACCTCGATCTGCGCCTTGCGACTGCTCCAACCCCAATGATACCAAGCCGGTGAGTCCTTGTTCGGCGCACGCAGTTCAACATATCGGCTGTCGCTGGAATACAGACAGTCGATGACGCACGTGCCGTCTGACTGACTGCTGATGTTGTATCGATCAAGTCGCAGTTTGGTATCGTCTGGATGCGCAGTGTTGAGTGCCGGAATGTCCGGCGACTGCAGCGCGGCATAAGGCTGTGCAGTCGCGACGACGAACCGACGCGACGCCGTGCGTTTGCCGGTGCGATCCTGGCCGTACTGCTGTGACAGAACAAGGTCGTATCCTGAAATGCGACTCACTGCACACCCTCCACGACGATGCGATTCATGTTCGCCTGCGCGACCATGCCCTCGACACGCAACTGCTGTGCGAACTGCACCATCGACGACGCCTGATCAGATGAGAACGCCCTGTTGTTTTCTTCGCGGATGGATCGAAACGCATTCGTCCATGCCTGTTGGACACGCTGTGCCGCCTGTACCTGTTGCGCATCCAGTTCGCGGATGCGCCTGTCGCGATCGACATCGATCGCGCCGCGTGCCCGGTAGTACGCATCCTCATTCGCCTCCGCTTCCTTGGCGCCTAGTTCGTTGAAACGCTTTTCCAGTTCACGCTTGCGCGCCGCAGCCTCGGCGATGATCTGGTCCCGCTCGCTGAGCGATCCGATCAGATTGTCCTGCTCGGTCTGGAATGCCTCGTCGGCGAATCGCTTGCCGTCCTCGGCTTCTTTCTTTTTCTGTTCCGCACGCGCACGACGCTCGGCCTCGGCAGCATCCTTTTCGCTTGATGCACGCTCTGCCTTTTCCTTCTGTCGCTGCTCACTGTCGCGTCGTGCCTTCGCGACTGCGGCAAGCCCATCGCGATCCTTTCGCTTCTGCGTGATTTCGGCCTGCAGATCGGCGTCGGACTTCAGCATCGACGATGCCCATCCGCGGATGCTGCCTGCGGTCCGCTCGGACATCATCGCATCCAGTTCCGCGAGATCGTCGTTGTAGGCACGAAGCGATCCCTGCACGTCCGACAGGTCGAGGTTCTTCTTGAACTCCGCGGCACGCTCGGATCCGTCGCGCAGATACTCGATGACGCCCTCGCGCAGCGCATCGCCGACTGCATAGAACGTCGCTGCCGTCGCACCGATGGATCCGATGACGCCGAGCCACTTTCCTGCTTCCTGTGCGCTGTCCGTGAACCGCTTGCGAACGCCCTTTAGCGAGTCATCCATCCGCGCAAATGCCGCCGTGCGTTGGTTGATCTCGCCCGCCGTGATGCCGCCTGTATCGCGACCGATCTGCGCCATCGCACGGCGTTCGGACAACGCTGCCGCGGCCTTGGCCGATCGCTCAGCAGCATTCTGTGCCGCACGCTGTGCGTCGCGCATGGCGGCATCGAGATCGCGGCGAACGTCAGGACGTGCGCCGACGCCGATGCCTAGGCCCGCCATCGCACCGCCCGGTGCCATCGCGCCGATTGCCATGACCTTCGACCGTGCGCGCGTGACATCGGCGACCAGTGTCGAGTCGTCGACCTGCAGTTTCAGACTCAGACCGAGTGCCGGATCTGCGGCCATCACAGACCTCCGTGCTTACGCAACAGTCGCGGCATCAGCGATGCGAAGGGTGCCGGTCACGCGCACGACATCGTCGACCTTCCATGACAGGTTGAGGCGTGTCCAGAACGCCGGGAACGTCCACGTACGACTAGGACCGACAGTCAGGACGCACGACACGTCCGGCACGCCGTCGCCGGTCGTGTCCCATGACGGCTTCGTGATCGCGCCGCCTGCGGACGCGAGCAGACCGGGATAGGTCGCCGTCGTCGTCTGCGTCAGGTTGCCGGACCCGTTGAACGAATACGACAGTTCCGAGAAGTCGCCGAGACGGACGCGCTGCGTGAGCCGCGGCATCGTGATGTCTCCAGCCAACTGCGGATCTGTGGCACCGGCCTCGGCAAACTGGAAGATCGCTGCCGCCGCCGCGCCGGTCGACGGAACAGTCGGCGGCGCGACGTTGTCCGCCTTGCACGTGTACGTGCCGGACCATTTGCCAATGCCGCCTGGCATCCATCGACGCCATGTCGGGACAGTCGCCGCGCCGATCGACGTGATGTCGATCTCTGGCCACGTGATGTCGATGCTCCAAGCGTTGATGTATTGCACGTAACCAGATGCGTACGTGATGATCGACGACACGGCAAGCGGCGTCGTCGCTCGCGGATAGATGCCGGCGAACTCGACTGTGCCCGTGCGAAGGCCGCCGATCATCGTCGAGAAATTGATCGCGCTGCCGGTCGCCTGCGTGACATCGATCTCATTCGACTCGACGTTGATCGTCGCCACGTCCGTCGTCAGGCGAAGGGCGTTGGTAAACAACTGGTTGAGATCAGTCGCGGATGTTCCGCACGTCAGGTTGCCGGTCTCGGAAGTAAGCGGGTATGCCATCGTCTGTCCTTATGGGTTGGATGCCAGGGCCGACACTCGGAAAGTCATGCTCATCGTGCCCGTGACAGTGTGCTCATCGACCATGCTTGAGTCGTACGACCTGACGAAACAATGCGACGCCTGTGCAGTGTATCCGTTTGTCGGCAAGACGAGTAGATGCCGATGGAAGCCGTATGTCGGCACGCGACCGTTCTGCAGTACCGCGTTGCCGTGCAGTCGATCGAGGACCGATGTCACGCGCGCATGGTACTCGGACGATGTCACGTAGTCTTGAATCTGGTCGTACACAGTGAACGTCGCCGTCACGTTGAATTCATCAGCAGGCAGCGAATGGTCCTGCTCCATCCTGATCGACCAGAGCAGATAAGGGAACACCATCGGGTTTGGAGATCCGAATACCGAGTAGGCGCCGCTGATGATGCTCCATGCACCGGACTTGTAAAGACCTCCGGAGCCGGTGTCGGCCTTGATCCTGTCGTAAATCGCCTGATTGATCGTCGCGAGCAGCATGTCATCGCTCCACTAGTCGCCTGAAGTCACGCACAGACTTTTCGGCGAACGCCGTAGTCATCGCCTTGCGTACGGTCCGACTGGCGATCGCTGGTCGCATGAACGGACGTGCCTTCAGTACGACCGACTTCTTCAGGACAAAGCGCGGCGTGACTGTCCCGCGCTTGCCGTGACGCTCCATCAGTATCAGGTTGCCGCGACGCGACTTGATCACGAACAGATTTCGGTCGCTGTTGAGCAGCGTGTCCTTGGCGTCGCGTCGGATGCGACGTGCGGCCGCGCCCAACGGCACGGCCAGATACTGCTTGGTTCGCGCCCTGATCGTGCCGCCGTATTCCTGCATTCGTGCGTAGGCGTTGCCGCTTGTGTGGACATAGATGACGCCGCCTTGCGGACGTGTCATCGCGACGTTCTTTCGCAGCGTGCCCTGTTGAACTGCAGGCGGCGTGCCTGGCCTGCTCGCCGGTCCGCCTGTGCGAGTAAACGTGTCCTTGATATACCCAACCAACACACTCGCGGCACCGACGAGGCCACGTGCCGTCGCCGTCTGTGCCGTGCCGCGGATCCGTGTCGGATCGACCGTCAGCGTGATGGAGCCGGGACGGAACATCAGTTGGTGTCGACCTCGACCTGCATGACCTTCACGACGCCGAGCGACACCATGTCGCGAGGCTTGCCCATCGCACGATATCGCGTGCCGTCGATCAGGATGCGATCCCGCGGCGAGCAATCCCATGCCGCGCCCGTCGTGTCTGTCGGCGCACAGAACACGTCGTAGACCTGCGTCGTCGTGTCGCGGCCATAGACCAAGCCATCGCCCGCAGATACTGGTTGCATCCAGCATTGAACGGTCGCAGTCAGTGTCGCCGCGGAGTTTCCCTGCGGCGTGCCGCCTGCGTTGGCCGACCAGACGTTCGAGTAGATCGTCAGATCCGATCGGAATAGATGCCAGGGTGTCGTCGCCATGTCACGACCGGGAACTGTTGTACGCACGCATCAGATCCGCCTTGATCGCGTTCGTCGCCTGCGGGTTTCCGTTGCTATACGAGTACTGTCCGAGCGACTCGGACGCGAGGGCGAAGTTGCGGCCGCGCGCCGAGTATGCCAGATCGATCAGGCGATAGCATGCCATCTTCAGATCGGGCGGAATGCTCGCGATGTCATATCCGCCTGTGTACGTCACGGCGATGTTGCCGAAGCCGTCAGGGAATCGAGGCTCGGCGGCGAAGATCGAGTCGATGTTGCCGAACGACGTGACGCCGTATCGCGTGCGCACGGCATCGATGCGCGACAGGACGCCCGACTCTGAGTCGACGCGATACGTCGTCGCATCGACAGTCTCGGTCTGGCCGCCGGCATACCTGATCACGACCGACGCGACAGATGCGACAGGCCACTCGCGAAGCACGATCGTCTCCTCGCCGCTCCCGTTGTAGTACTCGGTGCGTGCCGTCAGTTCAAATCCGTTGATCAGGTCGCGATCGCACCATCGCCGGATCTCCATCGATACGGCGTTCACGAGAACGGTCAACAGCGCATCCTGCGCCGTGCCCGTGATGCCGGACCAGACCTTGTATTCGGCGATCGATACCAACGAGGCCATAAGCCCGGCGACGCGCCGTCGCGTGTCGCCGAGGGAAAGAGAGGAGAGAGATCAGATCACGGCACGGGCGATCAGACCGGCGTTGGTCGCACGCAAGGCCTCAGTCGCGCCGTTGACGCCGGTGCCAGGATTCATGCCGATCACGACTGCGCCGACGACGCGAGCCGTCGCGCTGCCCGCAGTGTGCGAGCAGCGCAGGTATCGCTTGCGGGCGCCGCCAAGTCGCACGCTGATCAGGTACGTACCGACTGCGGAGGTCTGGTTGTACGTGACGGACGCGATGGCCGTCGCGTCAAACGTTGAGTTGTCGGTCGACTCGCGGACAGTGAAGGTGCCGGTCGTGTCGGTGCCGCTTGCCGAGGTCAGGATGAACACGACATCGGAGAAACCGTTCAGGTTCGCCGTGTCGAGGCCGGTGCCGGTCGTCTCGGTCGTCGCCGCGACAGACTGCGGCGCGAGGGCCTGTGCGATGTATGCATTCTGCAGGTCGTTCATGGGATGGTTCCTTTCAGTCTGAATGCCGTATCAGTTCGACACGATGGCGGCGATCGGGCCGTTGCCGCCACGACCGTCGAGGTGGATGTTCACGCAGAAGCGGGACGTGCCGCGGATGCCGAGGGAGTCGGACGAGAAGTAGAACTGATCACTCGACTGGATCTCGATCTCGCGACGATCGCCCAGCATCGTGCCGCCAGTGAAGTCGCCGAAGTAGCAACCACGCGCGCTGCTGCCGGTCGCAGTCGGCATCACCTGCGAGAAGTAAACCGGATAGCCGAGGAACATGACTTCGGCACCTGGCTTGCCTTCGGCGACGATCTTGAACTGGTTCAGCGCCTTGTCCAACTTCAGCATGACTTGATAGTAGAACTGGCGACTGCAGACGAAGGCCAGGCGCGCCGGGTTCACGTACTGAACGGTGCCCATGATGGCCGTGAAGTTGTCGATCGCCAGCGATCCCCATGCCGTCGCCGTGCCACGGTTGCCGGACGGCAGCGCGTTGGTCGCCGCGAGGCCGACCTGTCCGGCGTACGTCGCGGACCCGTCGCCGAGGAAGTAGGCCTGATCTTCGGCGATCGCCTTCGACTCGGCGATGCTGCGGGCGATGTCGTCGGCGATGTTGACGGCAGCATCGGTCAGCAGTTCGCGACTGATCTTGTAGAGGACGCCGTACTTCTTGGCCGTCAGCGTGACGTTGCCGTACACGTTGTCCGTGTCGCTCATGGTGCCGTTTTCGGCGACCGGCACCATCGCGGCCAGACCGGTCTTGCGCGGGACGGTCGTCACGTCGCGATTCATCGGCACGACGTTCGCGATCTTGCGAGCGACGCCATACTGCTCGGTCAGCCAGACGAGGTTCGGGATGAACTCCACGGGGACCAGCGCGCCGCCCAACTGGTTGTTGAACTCGACCTGCGCCTTGCGGGTGATCTCGAGGTCGGCACGCTTCTGCGCGCCGTAGTCGTGATTGCCCATCGACGCCAGACGGATCCACGAGCCGAAGGCCTCGGCCTGATCGGGATCATGGAACACGGCAGTGCCGTTGCGGATCTTCGAGGCGTACGACTTCTTCGCGGCGTTGCCGATGCTGAAACGCTGCGGCACGCCGGCGTCGGTCGTGTCGGTCGTGATCGCGGCATGCGGGCTCGCCGTGCCGCGGGCGGACGTGTCGGCAGGGATGCGCAGCGCGCTCTTCTGGTTCCAAACATCGTCGATGTTGACGGTCGCGCCGGTCTCGTCCTGCAGGTCGATGCCCTTGGCGGACAGGTCGGCGGCGTAGGTCTTGACGTTTTCGAGCGTCGCGTCGGCAGTCATGCCGTTCGCGCGCAGCGTGTCGATCAGGGTCTTTCGGGTGAGCATGTTCATCCTGTGCGGCAGTGTGCCGCGTTGGTCGTGAACACTGCTCAGGTCGCGGGACGGTCTATGGCTTGCCGACCATCGGGAAGCCGCGAGCGTCGCGCCGTATGCAGGGCCTATTCGGTTGAAGCCGACGACCGGCGTGCGTGCCAGATCGTCGGCGGAGGGGGATGCGTCAGTAGTGTACCCGGTTCACGCATCGCGAAGCGGCGACGCACGGACGATCAGGGCGCGACGGCGAACACCGAGGCGTCCCATGATGTCGGTCGGCACGTTTGCCTCCATCAGCGACTTGCGTGCCTTCTCAGCATTCTGCTCGGCGGCGACGATGCCGGTGCCGATCTGTCGACACGTAACGTTCATCGGGAAGGCTGTGTACGACACTTCGAGGACACGTGCCTTGCGGACGATCGACTCTGCGCCCGGATATGCCGCACGCTCGTCCGCAGTCGGTGCGCCCCAATCCAACGCCTCGAATCCGATCGACATGCCGAGCGTGCCGGACCTGGCCAGCGCGACGCAGGCACGCACGTATGGGTTCGCCATGTCGTCGTGAAACACGCCGCGACAGATCCATCCCGCAGGCACGAGCGACATCGATCGCATGACGGCGACCGCGCTGCATACGTCGTAGTTGTGATCAGCGAACAGGTTCCTGTTCTTGGTCAGGTACGACGCGACATCGAGGCCGGTCGGCACGACGACCTCTGACTCCAGATCGACGGCGGCAGTGTTGGCGAACGCGACGACCTCGATGGGTCCAGTCGCCGCCTGCTTGACGCCGGCCTTGCGATCGTACGACCATGCGCCCGCGACGATGCCGATGGGCGCATCGGGTCGCGTGATGGTCTTGCGCTGGATGGCGGACCGACGAACGGCCGCGATGATCTTGCTCGTATCAGGCATCGGAGTACTCCACGCCCGGCGCGAGATCGCACCGGCAGTTGGGATGCAACGGCGGACCCTGTCCGGTCCATTCGTCTGTGATGAACAGGTCGTTGATCGCGACCGGATTCGGATACTGCTCATGCACGGCGTCGCAGAGGTCACACTGTCCGCCGCCGACGAGCCACGTCTTTGTCTCGACGCCTTCGGTCGCCCATACCTGTCGCTGTCCTTCGACAAACGCCATGCTGGTCTCGGTGCGTGCCAGGCGTTCGGCCTGATATCCCGACAGTTCCGGCATCTTGTCCATGATCTCGTCCTTGATGGTCGTGATCGTGAACCCCTGCGCCAACTCGCGTTCGATGGTCGCGTTCAGCGAGTCGCGCAGCGTGTCCGGCACACTGGTCGCCAGTTCGAGCCCGCGGTTGCGCACGTAGGCCATCGCAGTCTCGTTCGCGGTTGTCCATGTCGTCTTGTCCAGACCGATCTTGTCCAGACCCATCTTGGCACCGACTGCGAGCGTGTCGGCGATGAACGTCTGCGTGATCGCGTCGAACGCCGCCATCTGATCAGGCGACGGCGCGACGACGACGCCTGCGTCGTTGATCATCGACGGCACGACCTCCCGGTACCATGCCTCGAGGCGATCGCGGAACTTCCGGTAGATCGCCGAGCCCATGGCGGGAACGCCGGTGTCGTCATCCCAGATCGTCGCGAGGGCCTTGCAGCGCGTCGGCACCTTGATCCGGGGAGGGCATGCCTCGCCTTCCTGTGCCGTCTGGATGGGCACAGGCGCGTCCGGCTCGCTAGGCCCGTCATCGGGATCCCCCATGCCGCCGGACGCCGCAGGCGGGTCGTATTGCCCGGCATCGCCCTTCTGGTCCTCGTCCTCGGCTTCCGCCGACCTGATGATGCGTGCCGCCCATGATCGACCGGGATCGCCTCCCCACAACGCCCATGCGATGCGACCGGCGGACGGGTATCCGTCCTCGTCCGGCGACCAGCCTTGGCCCTGCTTGTCGACCTCATGCCGCGCGAAGTACGACGCCATCCGGTACACAGTGTCTAGCGACAAGCCGCGACCGTTCACGATGTCGCGAGCACGGGCGACGCCGACCTCGGTGCCGCCGCGACCGTACTCGCGACGCCATGCCAAGCCGCGTTCGGCTTCTGCTTGCATGCCGTCGTTCGGCGTATACGACTCGGCCTTGGTCGCCATCGCCTTCGCGACCGGCGTCGTCGCGCTGGCGACATCGGTCGGCGTCGGCGTGAACGATTCCAACGGACCGAAGATCGCATCGAGTGTCGCGGACGGCACGAGCGGAAACGCGGCCAGCGCGATCGCCCGTGCCGTATCGCCCGGCAGTTGTCCCGCGGCGACCTCGCGAGCCAGATCGGCCAGGGCCTGTACCTGTGCGCCGTTCAGGGCCGTCGATGCTGCGTCGCCTTCCTTCGCCGCCGTCGCGACGGCGTTGCCTGCAGTCGCGTCGGCATCAGTCGACGCCGTCGCGACTTCGTCGACATCGACGCTTGGCGTCTCGGTCGTCGCATCCGTGTCGACGCTTGCAGTGTCGTCGCCGGCGTCGACATCCACGGATCCGACATCCGCCGATGGCATGTCCGTCGACTTTGTCGGCGACTGCAGACCCATGCCGAAGATGCTGCCGGTGTCCGGTGCGCTGGTCTGTCGATATCGCAGCGCGTTGGCCTCATCAGGCAGGGCCTCCAGATCCATGATGCGACGATACTCGTTCGGCGTGATCAGGCCCTGCGACTCTGCCGCACGCAGTTCTGCGGCGAGGGCGATCTGATCGTCTTGCACCGGGTTGTCGTGCGCGAAGAACATCTCGCCCGCAGCGATGCCGAACTGCGGCAGGAGCATTTCGGTCAGTTCCGACGCGAGGACGGCGAGTCGCGGCGCGATGCTATATCGCATGTATTGCGCGTTCGCCACAGTCGCCGACGCGAGGTTCGCGCTGTTCAGTCGATAGATCGGCTCAGGGATTCCGGCGGCGTCGTAGATCCGCTTCTCCGTCGTCGTGATCCCCTCGACGTACTGCATCTCGTGCGGCTTCGTGCCGTACTGCTGTAGTTCAGTGTCGCGAAGCAGAAGGAAGTTTCCGGCCTTGGACACGCCGCGAATCGACTGTGCCAGATGCGCGTTGATCTGTGACATCTGCGCATCGGTCGTCTGCGGATGCGCCTTGAACACCATGCCCGGCATGCCGCCGTTCGACCATCGTGCCGCCTCTGCTTGCAGGGCCGCGGCCTCCATGTCAGTCTCGGGGATGACCGACGAAAGCCAGGACACGCCGCCCGCAGGATGCACGGGCGATCCATGCTGCCGCAGGTACAGGACATCGGCGGCGTCGATGCGCATC